CACCCTCATCTAACTCCCACATAACTAATCTTTTAGGAGATTCGTTTAATATGTCTGCAAACCTCTCACTATGTGCTATGGATGTCTTGAAGAACTTTACTTCATGAGCTCCCATCTCACCTACAACCTCTTTCATTATCTCCTTTTTAAGTGCTTCTCTATCTACTTCACTTGGTGAAGATACTGGATTAGATATTTTGTCCTTCTCTATCTTAGTAGAAGTACTTACCTTTTCTTTAGTATCTTTGGATTCTTTTTTAGGAGTAGATACTTTCTTTACACTCTCCTTTGTAATCTTTTCTGCCATAAAAGCAAATAATTAAATTAGCTACTACTATAATATAGACTAAACTACCCTAAATATCAACATAACAGAAATCAAAAGAGAGCCGAAGCTCTCTCTTGACGGAATGTAAGAATTTGGGTATGCAAAAACATTTCTGTCTTTACATGTTATCATCTGCTTCTTACAGCAGTTCATAACCATAATTGGTCATTATGCTATCTCATCAAATACATCTAACTTATTGGTATAAGTATCTGTTACAGTTGCTGCACTTAGTAGTGTAGTAGAAGCATCAAATGCTGCTCCACTTGTTACAACTTTAACTTCTCCTATCTTCATACCACCACTTGGAGTTGCTGGGCATACTGCTCCAGTTCCACCTGCTGTGGCTGTACCTTTAAGCATTTTGATAGTATTCGTAGCATCTAAATAAACATTGTAGATAGCTCCATATCCATCAGCTATATCATCTGTAGTAGCTGTAAAAGCTGTTTCTGTACTTGCTACTGTGGATATTACACCATCTCTCATTACATCAAATGCACTATTTTTAACCTTAGCTGCACTTGAAGTCCCTATTACTAATGTAGGGTTGCTCAATATCTTGTCGTTGTTATCTACATTTAGATCTTCCTCCATATCATCTAGTAGGTCATAGAAGTTGTCGCTGTATCTATAGTCCTCTAAATCATAGCTACTTACATCAAAGTCTGAGATAGAAACTAAATCAGTCTTGTTACTGTAAGTATCTGTTACTTCTGCTGCACTAAGTAGTGTGGTACTTGCATCAAATGCTGCACCATCAGTTGCTACCAATACCTCACCAAGCTTTAAATCGCCTGTTGGAGTTGCTGGAGCTACTGCACTTGCACTTGCACTTGTTACTGCTGTACCCATAGTAAGTGTTAAGCTACTGTCATCTGGGTCTACTGATAATACATAGATTGCTTCCTGTCCATCTGTTAGGTCATGAGTCGTTGCTGTAAATGCAACCTCTGAAGAAGCTACCTTAGTAATTTCTCCATCTTCTATAAAGTAGAAGTCATCATGTTTTACTTTAGCTGCACTTGAAGTACCAATAGCCAAATTAGGATTACTAATAAGTCTTGCTACTCCATCATTTTGTACAATGTCTACCATATCCTCAAGTAAGTCTTTTAGATGTACATGGTATAACCAGTTCTTGTCCTCATAATCGCTAAAGTCTATAGGAACATCTGTTTTGTTCGTGTATGTGTCTGTTACCTCAGCTGCACTTAGTAAGGTTGTTGAAGCATCAAAAGCAGCTCCATCTGTTGCTACCTTAACTTCACCTATCTTAAGTCCTCCACTTGGAGTGGATGGACATACTGCTACTGAAGGGTCTGCAGTTTCTACTGATGTACCCTTAAGTAGGGTAATAGCATTATCTGCATCTAAATATACATTGAAAATAGCTTCATAGCCATCTGCAATGTCATGTGTGGTCGCTGTGAAGGCTGCTTCTGTACTAGCTATAGTACTGATAACACCATCTCTAACAACAGTAAATGCACCATTCTTTACTTTGGCTGCACTTGAAGAACCTATTGCTAGTGCTGGAGAGCCAACTATGGCTAAACCACCATTGTTGTTCATCTGCTCAATAATGTCATTAACAATCTCTTTTAGATTGTCATTAAACATTATATCTTTATCTGAATAAGACATGTTTTTGTCTGTTAAAATTAGTTTTTGGGTATTAACATACCATTGGTATACCTATAACCCTAAGGTACTGCTTGTTCTTGTTTAGAGGTACAAGCAGTAAAACCTATATCAGTCTATATTAGACTAATGCATGTTCAATTCTGATCATCCAATCTTGGTTAAGAATCTTAGCAACAACATTAGCTTTCCAACCTATAGAACCTCTCTGGTCTAATGGGTCTGAGCTTCCTGAGCTACCAAGTGGTTTAACAATCATCTTCATGGAGTTTCCATTAATACTGGTTACACCATAAGCATCTTTTGCAAAGATAAGAGTACAGTAAACATCAATACTTCCGTTACCTTCTCCTTCCTTAATCTTTGATTGAGTTGATTGAATAAATCTTACTCTACCAACTTTACCAATCTCATGTGGGAAGATACTAGCTTTGTTAGCATACTGCTCAACTGACTGGAATCCTGTAAATCCTTCTATAGTTGAAACTACATTAGGATGAACAATACCTACATAAGAAGGTGCTACTGGGGTTGTTAGATAACCTGCATCTGGAGATACAAAGTCTGTTATGTATTTCGCATTGCTATTATCTAAATCATTAACTGCATTTCTAACATCAGTTACTGTTATAACATCAGTTGCACTAACATCTGAAGTTGCAGCATTGACTTGTGGACTTGTAGCATCTGAGTACCAAACATTAGTACCTGCAACAAGTACATCTCTAATTATAGTGTCTACAGATTGTCCTGCTTGATCACCTAGAACTGAAGTTAGTTCTGATAATACTGGGTCTGGACTCTCTATTGTAACTACATCAGTATAAACTATGTAATCACCATACCATTGTGCTACTGCTGTTATGTCAGTTACACTAGCATTACTACCTGCTGGAGTTAATCCTTCGGTAAGTGCTGTGGTATTAACACTTAATGCCCCATACTTTCTGAACTTGATTGTATTGGACATACCAACTGGGATATTTCGCACCTGTCCAAATAAAGCATGGACTAGATGTGGCTTCTCCCTCTCTAGCAATAACCTGTCATAATAACTGGCTATGGCATGAGGAATGTTCGTTGTATTTGCCATTCTTGTATATATATAATAAATAAAATAAACTAAACCTAAAACAAAATACCTAGCATCAAGACATACATCTCTTTGCTAGGTATTTCCTTTGCGATATTTAGTTGTAATATAATATACCTTTATCTAAAGTATATTGTCAAGCTCTGCTTACTACTTCCCTGTAATAGTTATTGAACTCTTCACTAGACATGTTGTTAAAGTCTGGAGTACCACCCTTGCCACCCTTTGGCATACTAGCTCCTCCTACTCTATTTTGTGCTACTGAAGCTAAATCTTCTCTTGCTACTCTCTTGCCATAATCAATCCAGTATGTAGGACTCTTTATGTTTCTGAGTGCAAACTCTAATGGTTTACTGTGTCCTCTTACTGTAGCTTTAGAAGCTAAGTCTATTAATTCATCAGACATTTCTTCAAACTCTGGATTGTCCTTAACAAATGATGATACTTCCTTACTTGCTTGTCGCTCTGCTTTCACTTGTGCCAATTCGTTTCTAACATCAACCTCAACTGGCTTTGATTCCTTTTCCTCTTTTACTTCCTCCTCATCCTCTGATTCACTCTCATCCTTTATATCCTTTTCTATCTGCTTATCTTCCTCTGTAACATCAGCAAAGGGATTAAAATAATCATCAACATTTTCCTCTGTAGAATCATTTTGAGAAGCTTCTACATCTGCTTCTTGTGTAAGTCCTTCTTTTACTTCGTCTGCCATAATAGACAATAATTAATTTAACTATTCATATATCTGCTCATCATGCTCCTGATCTTGCTCGGCTATTAAACCTTGAGCTATTGTCTGGGGCATGTTAAGTAGCTCATTAATATAATACAACTCTATCCTCTTTTCTACCAACTCATCCACCTTAGTATTATATATATCATTAATCTGCTTTTGTAAAATCTCTGCCCTGTCCTTTAAGATTAACTCCAATACCTTCCAACCCTGTGTCTTTTGTACTGCTACTAATGAATCTGCTATAGACCTTCTGCCCTTCTCATCTGCTATGATTCTCTTATATTCCTTTAAGTCCATTGTTATATTGCCTGATTAATTAAACTAGCTTCCTGACTAGGAGTCCTTTGCTCCCTTTGCATCTGCTGAGGTTGTGGAGTCTGCCCTTGCTGTTGTCTTGGTATCTCTCCTTCCTGCATACCCTGTTGCATATTATCTGGATTGAGTGCTGGATTCTCCTGTTCAATTTTAAGTGCTTTAAGGTGTGTCATTATATGGTTCTTCTTAATGTCGTTCTCTAATGCTTCTCTGTGAATCCTGATATGCACTAGGTGATTATCATTTACCAAAAATGGTGGTTCTTCACCCTTATTAATCATGTCGTTTTGCTCCTGTGCTATTATCTCATCACTTGTTGGTGGGAATATACCATCTATCTCTTGCCCATCCATACCTACCCATTCTAATGCTTTCTTCATACTGTATCTCTTATCTGCTTCTGGGTCTTGTAGTATCAGTTCCATAATACCTGCAAACTGCTTTAGCTTACCTTGATTTCTGGCTTCCTGTACTGCTTGACTCTTAATGGTTATGTCTGGGTCTGTTTTACATATAAGATTGTCCCTATTAAACCCTCTAAACACTCTAGTACTTCCTCCTATTCTGGCTACCTTCTCTCCAAGTCCTTTTTTGAAGTTTATCTTATACAGTAAGTACCATAACATCCAAAAGTCCCTATCTCCTATTGTTAGTGTCTTGAGTGCTAATTAATACCTTGTCTTAGAACTACTGGCTATTAAGTTAAGCTCTCCTAGTGTCCTTTGCTGTTCACTCATAACTCCTTGCTGTAGCTCTGGTGTTGCACTAGCTTTTTGAGAAGATACATCTATGTAGTTAAGAGTATTGTCCAAGAATGCTAATGAAGAAGAGTCTTTTCTTACTGGTGCTATGGCTGTATTTGGATCTCCATCAACTGCTATCCACTTATCATAACCCCATTTAAGGTCTAGTTTGTTTTTAACCTTTGTAGAGTCATACACATAACTTCCATAAGTAAGACTTCTTGCAAGGTTTATCTGGTCATTGATTATCATTGCTTTGTGTCTTTGCTTGTCCTCAAGTAGGTCTGGTAAACTCATTCCTTTAAACTGGTGTGGCTGAGGATTAAACTTCTTAGCTACTACAAACCATGATAATGACCTGCCCTTGTCATCCTGAGGTAAGTATCTTGCTCCTAGTATCTTACTTCTTTTAGCATTAAGTACTAATACTACCTTCTTACCATTAAACATAGTCCTCCATTGCACTAGCTCATACACATTGTTGTCCTGCATATCATCCCTTTTAAGATGGCTGTAAGTTCCACCCTGTGCTTCTAGTCTTTCCTTTCTTGCTTCATCCTTATGACTCATACCTGTATCTGCTGTGTCATCTAACTGATTGAGTACTTCTACTCCTAGCATAGGACTCTGGATAATCTCTGTCTTGCTCATGTACATATCCCATCCTAAAAACCTCATACCCTTTCTATTAACTACATTGCCATCAACACTAGATGAGAATGTATCATAATAAAAAGTAAGTGGGTCTATTAAGTTTGGTGATGGACACATTAACTCTGGGTCAAACTCTAACATGTCTATGATTGCATAAGAGAAAAAGAGTGCATCCCATATAGCATTGTAGTCTAGTTCATCCTTGTTCATTAGCTCATGGTCATACTCTGAAACTGCTGTTAAGTTCTCTGCTGTTTCTACATCTCCTTCTTCTCTGGCTACCCATGTTCTGTCAAAAGTATCATCATACAAAGATGATAGCCATGTGTTCATGTGAGTAAACAGTAGTGGCTCTCCTATATGCTCCTCATTTCTCTTCTGGTTGTTGTAAAGCTTGAGTCTTTTAAGGTTAATATCTACCCAAGTCTTAAGCTCTCTGGTTGCAAAGTCATACTCTGCTTTTACCTGTGTAAGCAGCTTTCCCTTCTCTCCTTCCTCAAAAACAACCTCCTGTAAGCCCTTGTAAGTGTCCTGTTTTTTTACCTTAGTATCTTCAGTCCTTACCTTTTTGTCTGCTTTGGACTCATCCACCAAATCCCCTGCTACAGTTCCTACATCCTGTTTTTTCTTAGTAGCCATTATAATTAATCATTTAAATTATCTACATAGGTTGAATCTTCTAACTCCAACCCATCTTTAGCATTCAATATCTCACTACTATTAGAACTAACCTCAATTCTGATCGGCTGTCCTTCTATGTTGTGAATAATGAGTGTTGTCTGTCCATACTGCAAAGTCCTAACCTTCCTTATCAAAGCACTTTCTAGCTTGGTTATCCTTGCTTCTATGCATCTTCTCTTTAAATCGCTGTTCATCTTCCTGTTATCCATATATATACTATACTAGAAATATGTACTTTCTTCTACTATTGACCCCTGACTGATACTCATTATCTCCTCAATAGGCTCTGTATACCCTATACCCTCCAAGAAAAATCTTCCTAAGTTCTCCATCATGTGGTCGTTCTTGTCCTGAGGTTTATCTCTAGGGTCTTTTCTTTCTGCTGTTATACCTCTCCACTCATCCCACATCCAGTTGAGAAACTCCCATCTAGTCCTTGTACAATGAGGGAATATAAAGAGTGTTGGATAGTCTATCCATCTTCCTGCTTGATAGTTATACCTTAAGCTTTCTCTAATCATTGTAATACCATCAGCTCTTCTCTTGGATGCTGGTTCATACTTCATACCATACTTCTCATGCAGTATCTGTGCAAAGCTAATACCCTTAGTCTGTCCATACTTACCACTTAGCTCTATTCTCTTATCCACATTAAATGCACTAGGGTCTATTAATCTCTTGACTACTCTATACTTGCTATCTATCGCCTTTATTTGTGATATTAACTCATCCATACCTGCACTACTCCACAATTCATCCACAATAAAAGCAGTACCACTCCTGTCTACTGCTACCCACATGATAGCTTCATTGACTCTGGCATGAGTATCCCACAACTGCACTACTGCATAGTCCTTCTCATTAATATCAAACACTTGGTCAAGTACATGTATCTTCTCATCATACTCTTTAATAACCCTTCCTTTAACCTGACTAAACTCTCCAAAGATTCTAGGTAACACTTCTTCTTCTGGATATTGCTTCATCTCTCTTTCTATCTGTGCATGGGGCAAGAATCCTCTCACTCCATGCTCAATACATGCATCCTCTTTACTAGCAGTCATGTAAAAGAAGTCATTGTCCTCTCTGTTAGGGTCTGACACTATCTTCTGGTATAACCATGCACTCCCTATATTACCTCCAAGTGGAGTAGCAAATATCATACATACTCCTCCCATCTTAAGTCTTGCTATAGAAGCAGTATATATAGCAAAAGGTGGTGGCTCATCAAAGATGACAATACCCAAGTTAGCAGATTCAAACTGCTTAGGGTCTTGCTCATAGGTCATTAAATCCCATTCAAAGACTGTTTTACCATTATCATCCTTCATCTTCCACTTACTGTAGTATTCTTTACCTGCTTTACTTCTGGTGTAATTGCTCTTAGGTATCATCTCTTCCATCATAGGGATAATTGTTTCTTTAATCGTGGTTGTATCTGACACTATCCTACCTCTTTTAAGCCACTTCCAGTCCTGCACTACACCCTGTTGAAAGAAAGGATTATCACTAGGGAAACATATGTTGGCAATAAGTCCTACTATTGTAGTAGTCTTACCAGTACCATTAGCACTAGACATGAAGGCTGTTAGGTATTTACCACTAAGACCTTCATCCAAGAACTCCTCCATCTTACCAATAGGAGATAAGAATCTGTAAGGCTCTTGCTTAAGCCTTCTTAGCTTTTCCTTCTTGAGTGCTATCAGTCTTTGTTTTATCTCCTGATCTTCCTGAGTCATCTTTTTTCTTGGCTTTGTTTAGATATTTAACTCTTAATTGCTCCTCTAACTGCTGTATCTCATCATCTAACTCATCATCCTTAAGGCTTCTACCCTCTGTATCAGTAAAGGCTATCTTATCTGGAGCATACTGTCCCCTTGCTTTGATTACTTTATCCAATGCACTATTTCTGTTGGTATTGTCTGGCTTAGCATAGTAAACCATCCATCCTGTTTCTGTTTGTATGGCTGTGTATTTACTCTTAGGTATCTTCATACCCTTCATTATTGCATGTACATCATCCTCTTTGAGTAGTCCTTTTAGCTCCAACTCATCTGGAGTAACAGCATCAGAAAGCTCTTTAAGCTTCCTTGTAACAAACTTCTCTGGGACATACTTGTCTAGTAGCTCCTGCCAAGACTCTTTTTCTTTTAACTGTTGAGGATTTCTTGCATAACTCTCTTTATATCCAGCATCTCTCATGGCATCAGCCATAGAACTACCTTCTGCCAAGTTTTGCAATGTTTTTAGCTGTCTTTCAGTTGCCATATACACTATATAGTAGTATAAAACAACCCAAAATACAACTTAAGCTATGTGATATATATAATCAAGGAAGAGTATCAATGTATAAACACACCCTATCCCTACTCCAACTGCCATTAATCCAAGTACAATTAACTCTACCCTTTCTCCTGTTGTTAGTTTGTTATCCATTGTTTTTCTCCTTTAGTTTTCTTAGAAACATTGAAGCATTCTTAGCTTTATTAGTTTTAAGTACCTCTGACTTTGCCCAAGCTACATCACTCTCTGTAATAGGTACAGGATTTCTCAGTCTTTTAGATATTCCCATTAAACCTCTGGTAACTGCTTCATCAGCATACAATACCAAGACATTCTCTAGCTTAGCTCTAGGCTCTGGAAAGACTCCTGTATTTGAATAGTATCCTAATGATCGCCTATCAAAGTTTTTAAACCCCAACAGATTAGCCATTTCTATGACTTCTCTTTGTGTCCATTCTCTTCTTCTGCTCATTTTTGTTTTTGTTTAAACTTATATTCTTCTAACTCTTCTATCAACTCTGGTATGTTAGTTCCAAAGAAGTGTCCCTTAGGTCTAGGCTTACCACACCACATACACTCATCCTTAGGCTCTTTGTCTACACCCTCTATTCCATACAAACAACCTTGCACCTTACATCTCATATCTATTTTTACAAGAAAGTAGTTAAAGACTGTTTCTATATATTCTTTAACCTTCTTCCCTTGCTCTGTTAGTTGTAGTACTCCATCCCCATCATCAGTTATATCCTCAAATAGAAACTCTAAACCAGCATTAATCATTTCCAGTTCTATCTCACCTAGTTTAATATACCCATACTTCCCTTTCTTCTCCATATTACTTATTGTCTTTTAATTTAGATAATATTCGTAATTCCACCCTCCCTCTTCTGTTATAGCAATATCTAACTCGTCTGAATATTTCTCAAGCATAATATCTACTGCTTCTTTCCTTCCCTCTTCCCTTGCTTTGTCTAGTTCTTCAATCATAACTTCTTTACATACTGCTATCATTAACTTCCCATTAGGACTGTTCTTATCAAACTCCTTAGTATCTTCCCTTGTCATATAACCAAACTCTGGTGCTAATCTTTCATAAGTATTATGAAACAACCTTGCTAATTGTAACTCTTTCTTCTCCATATTACTTATTGTTTAATTTAGATTTAAGATACTCTATTAAAGAAAGAGGTAGTGTTTTTATTACCAACCAAATTGCTCTTCTGTGTCCTTTAATTGACTGGTCTAGGGTAGAATATCTATCTTGATACTGATCTAATGCTCCACCAAAAATCATTGTTTCAAATACTAAAGGCTCTCCACTTAAAAAGAAGTTGTGGTCTAGTCCTAGAAATACAGTAGAAATCCATATTCCTAAAACCTTAGTCTGTTTGATTATCCTCTCCTCTCTATGAGTTTCAAACCATCTACCCCATTCTAAAGTATCTTTAGTTGCAACAACATTCTTATCTTCATCTAATATGTAAAAAAGAAGCTCTTTCATTGTTCTTTGTTTTAAGTTTAACTAAACAACCACATCAAGATAATTACTGCTATAACTATTGGTATAGCCATCCAGATTGTATTGAGTGCTATGATAAACACTCCCCAAAAGAATGCAAAGATAGTTTGTATTGCTTCCTTACCTTTACCAAATATCATGGCAATAGCCACTATCACAAGCAGTATCAATAAAAAGTAAACCATAATTGTATATATTAAATGTTAAGTACCCTGTCCTTTCTTCCAGTAAAACCTTGTGGGTAACCAGAAGAAGGGACAAGGACTCAACTAACTAGGAACTGCCCAGAACCTTAGTGTCATTGAGTCCTCAAGTGAGGGGAGAGGGCTTTGCACCCTACTACCTTGCATGGGAATGACCCATCGTGTTTATGCTTTCACCACCCCTCAGTTTTTAAAGAACTATCTTTTTAATGTATCTAGCTTTTGTGCTACATACTCTATCTCATACCCCATTGTTTCTATCAATTCTAGATCTTGTGTTGTTAATGTTCTCTTCTTAGTAAGCTCTGTAAAGTACTTGGCTGTTTGGCATACTGGATATACTAACTGATTACCAAAACTATTCTTAACCATTACTTGTATCTTTTTAGTTTCCATTACTTTACCTCCATTTGGCTGTATGCCCATCTATAATTATTTAACCAAGTATTGCTAACATAAC